CAAAAGCATGGGCTACAAACTAAATCAACTGGCCGGTATTGCTGATCGTGACAACAATGCCCTAATTACCAATGACCCAGATCAGGTGGCAAAAATTTTATTAAACCGAACAGCTACACGCCAGGACTTGGCCAGCGTAGAATCTATCTTGCAAGCCCTAAGCACAGATCCTGGGCGAGAAGCTAAACTGGCAGACTTTAAAGCTCACATGGAGCGCGAGGGCTTGCCATTCATGGAAGATACCATGGAAGGTGCTAGTATACCAGCGGTGACTGGCTACACAGAAGTCAACTTCCTGGCCAAACTACGTGACCGTATTGTTAATCAAGGCATGCGCCCCTTGATCGAAACTGCCTTGATGGAAGCCGAGGCACGCATTCCGCACATTGAAGATCTAGTATTTGATCGCGGCACACGTGGTGTTGAAGAAGCCATGAGCATAATGAATCACGCTGCCGAAGACACTCGCAAACACACCACAGTCAAATGGGATGGCAAGCCTGCCATCATCTGGGGACGTGACGAAAATGGACAATTTGTATTGACTGACAAGTCGGGCTTTGGCGCCAAGGGCTATGCAGGTCGTGCAACCAGCATGCAACAGTTGGCCGGTATCATGAGTCAACGTGGTGGCGAACGCGGAGAGCTGATTGATATCTACACTAAATTATGGCCCTTGCTAGAAGCATCAACACCTAAAAACTTCAAAGGTTACATACAGGGCGATTTACTTTATACCGAAACACCTCCAGAAGTATCGGGCGCTTACGAATTCAAACCCAATTTTGTTGAGTATCGTATTCCTGCCGATAGCCGTTTAGGTCAGGCTATTGGCGCTAGTGAAATAGGCATAGCAGCTCACACTCGTTACAAGACTGCTGATGCACAGCCAGAGCCCATACATCATGTCAACCTGCAGAAAGTTCCTGGACTTCTTATCATTGAGCCCACAGTCAAAGATATCAAAAATGTAACACCAAACAAAAAAATGGTGCAACAACTGCGGCAGATAGTCACGCAACATGGAACAGATATCAACGGACTTTTTAATCCTGCGGAATTGCGAGCCGCACAGTTGAGCGACTTACCGGCACTGTGCAAGCGTTATGTCAACTCTAGAATCACTAAGGATTACGAAAACTTATTGCCTGACTTTGGCGCATGGTTACAACAAAATACAACACCTCGCAAGTATAATAACATTGTAGAATATCTACAAAGTCCTAGAAGCAACATGGATGGTATTACCGCGGCATTTAGTGCCTTCTTGTTGCTTCACGAAATAAAAATGGACATGCTACAGCAACTAGATCGTCAAGAGCCCGGGCACGAAGGTTGGGTTCTTGCAACTCCTACCGGTCGCGACAAACTGGTAAATCGCTTTGGTTTTAGCGCTGGAAATCGCATTTTAAACAATCCTAATTTGGTCACCTAACTCCTAAAATTTACCAAACGGTATAAATACAAGCAGACCCTTTGAGGTCATATATTAAGGAGATTTAAAAATGGCTTATATTAATAAAGTTTCTGGTGGATCACAACCAGTATTTGCATCAGACGTATTGAACGGTTCTATCGCTCAAACAGCTAACATTGCTGCTCAAGGTCCTTTTAACCCAGCTGGTCCTAAGTTAGACTTTTTTAGCGTAACAGCTAATGCAAGTTTGGCAACACAAGGTGGTGTTAATGGTTACGTTGCTAACGTTATCCAAGCAGTTCAACAGACAGCTACAGTAGCTATCGCTCAAGTTGGTCCAAACCCAGCAGTTATTAGTTTTGCTGTGTATCCAACAGGCGCTTTTGCTAACACATCTGTGTTTGTTGCCGCTTGCCAAACAGCAAATGCTGCTATTGGTATCCCAACAGCTAACGTTTCTAACACAGCTACATTTACAACATTGGTTTCTTAATAGTTACTGATTTGTAAAAAACAAAAACCTGCTCCGGCAGGTTTTTTGTTGAGATGTTTTTATAACTTAAATACTATCATGATGGTTAGCAAAATTACTGAAGTTACCATATTTGAAAGCCCAGATGGTGGGCGCACAGTTTATGCTCGTCGTCCTGGACAAGCACAAAGAGAACTGCACAGTCAAGATCCAGACTTGCAACGTGAGCTGGTTGAGCTAGCATCACAAAAACGCTGGGTAGACATATTCCAAGCTCGGCACAACGATCCTGAACTGGATCACTTGTGTCAACAGGTAGAATTGCTTTATGAATTAAGCAGGAAATCATAATGAAATTTGCCTGCCAGACCCTATTTGACATCACAGTCACCGGCGTAACCGGACATTTTAAATTATCGTCGGCCTTGTCCTCGACCGAATGGAATCGTGCTCGCAATCAACAGCGTAATTGGGAAACTTTGATACAGATATTAAGCCTGCGCACTCAATTATTTGGATTGACTACATCTGTGCGAGATACCACGGGCACACGCTGGATGTTTGAATTTGAAACTGAATCAGAAGGGGTCTATGGCCCAGAATCAGATCCGGTTCAGGTTTTGCGTGAGGATGCCGAAGGTGTGCCCATGTTGCTAGAATTAGACAATCTTCCAGAAATCGACCCATTTTTAATAACCGCAGGTCCACGTCAGAATATTTGGTTCGCACCTATTTCCATAAATAGTTGATGGAGATTAAACATGGTTGAAGCCACAGAAATTGAAAAGAAAAGCCTCGAAGCCCACGTTGAATTATGTGCTGAACGCTACAATGCACTTGAAGATAAAATGTCTCTTATGGCTCACAATATTGCTGAACTTTGCGACATGGTCAAAGAAGTTAAATCCAGCGTCAGCAAACTGACCGAAAAAGGCAACGATAGATTAATCAGCTGGGGCATTGGAATCATTGGTTTTCTTTCAGCATCAGTAATCTACCTCATATCTCATTACGTTTTAAAATGATTCCAGACAAAGAGTTTGATCGCTTGTTTCGACAAGAATTCCGCGATCTTATACCTAACACAATACTACAAATTGACAAAGGAATGTATCAAGTTTTTGGGCATTATGCCATTCGAGCAGAACGTCCTGGATACACAGTATTTTGTTCGGCTACAGAGGTAGGAGTTTTTAACAGCACACGCACCGCACTCAGTTGGTGCATTGCTGACAAAAGCAAAGCCTATAATACTGCCCGCGAATTATTAACGCTGGACAACAAATTAGCCGCACTTACACACGATATTACCACAAGAGCTGCCATTGGCGATCATAGCAATAACCCAGCTCTGCGCGAAATAATATTAACCAAACTAGAAAGCAAAATTATACAGAAAAAGCTCATGGAGAATCAACTGACCAAATGTGTTAACTGGGCTAAATATATTCAACAACGAGGATTTGAAGATGAAACTCAACGAACTGGCCGTAGTCAGCCCAACAAAACAAGCCGCTAAAGTATTTGAAAGTTACTTTGGCAATAGCATTAAATTTGACCAAATGACCCAAGCGCAAGCCCGCGGCATGCTTACACGTGTTCGCACATTGATTGCTGAACATCGTAGAACTCCAGAGTTCCATAGCAGTGAGCAAAATCCAAGTTATTTGAAATTGGTCATGATGGAACAGGCCCTGGCAACAGTAGCTACTGCGCCACAGGCACAAGCTAATCCACAAGCGCAGGCCGGAATGATGGCAGCACAAGTGCAAGAAAAGAAACGTCAAATTCAAGACGCTATCAAACAAAAGCAAAAAGAAATTCAAGACCTACAAAAACAAATGAATAACCCTATAATGGCCATGGGCGAAAGTAAACATGCTCGTGGTCTGCGTGAAGCCAGCGAGATTCAACAGGCTCAAGTGGTCTTGGCCAGCCAGGACATGGTTGATCAAGTTCAAAAAATGAGTGAACAGGTCAGTGCCATGCAGTTTAAAGATTTACCAGCCTTGGTTGACCAGATCAAAAACGAAGTTGGTGTTGATCAAGCTGGTCAGTTCAACGGTGACGCCAGCGTTGCCTTGAGTGGTTTATTACAAAATTTACAAGGCGCTAAACAACAGTTAGAAGCCGCACTTGGTGTAGTAACAGGTCAAGCTCCACAAATTCCTGGCGCAGATATGAACATGCCAGCACCAGGCGAAGAAGTTGCGGTTGATGCTGAAGTTCCAGCACCAGGTGGCGAAGAAGATATTGACGCTGAAATGGCTGCTAACGTTGAACCTGCTACAGGCACGTTGGGCCGCTCTCGTAGATAATGTTAATTAGAGAATTTGTTGAAAACAATCCTGACACAGGTAAACTTGCGGCCTTAAGCAAGTTTTTGTCAGGACGTGCCGATGATGAATCTGCTCACAAACAAATCAGTCAAGACGCCTTTATCCAGGCAGCAAAAAGTCTTGGTGTAAATGTTACTCCAGACAACCTAGGCGACTTGATCAGTCAAGAACCCTTGAGCAACATCCTTGAACCCCTAGAACCAAATTCTGGTGTGGTTCGATTCAAAGGCGACACCGAAGCCACCACTGGCATGAGTGTAGATCAAGCTCGTGCAGTAGTAGATTCCAACGCCAAAGCCGCTCTAAAGCGTCGTCAATAATAAAGCGCCGCCCTTAAATCGTTTTAAATACAACTTGTGAACAAACACCTATTCTCAAAAATTGAGTTTTATATTACCAACGTATGTAATCTCACATGCGAAGGTTGTAACCGCTTCAATAATCACTCATTTGCCGGCTGGCAACGTTGGTCGG